CTCTAGGTTAACCTTAATATTCGTGCCACTATCTAACACTCCATCACACTCAAAGGCTTTCTGCGTTCCACCAGTAATCGTAACTGTAGCATCACAAATGTTTGCAGATGCTATAACAGAATCATTATCTATGTTTGCCGAGCTTTCACCTAAACCATACTGAGTATCTGTCAAATAGTCGCGGGCAATAAGCGCAGGGTTGTTGCTGTAAGCTGTTGTACTGGTTCTAGGGTCTAAGACTTTTTTACCTTTTACGACAAAAGAAATATTAGGAACGCCTGAAACATAAACTTCAGCATTATAATCTAGTCTAACGTAAACATAAGCAGTGTCTAGAAGTTTGTGGTCATTTGTAAAGCCAGTAGCCGCATCCACTAAAGTGCTGTCTGCGGTAGTCTGATCTCCTTTGTGAAAACTTAATAGGCAGTGATCTTCCCAATCTGTAGTTCCATCATTAACATAGCTTCCGTTTTCCCAGACTTTTGTATCGCCAAAATAAACTTCTTCATAGCTTTCTATTTCATGACCTGCAACCGCAATGACTAAATGCAAATAGTTGTTGTTCGTGTCTGATGTATTAAAGAAAACAATAGCACCACCGACCCGACACTTGCCGTAGATTATCTTTCTGGTAGCCGCAGGGTCGCGCACGTTATAGTTTATGCCATTCATGGTATCTAGGCTTGGCTGTGCAAACAGTTCTCTACTAACTGCACCTAATACTGCATATGTAGCAGTCATCGCTAGGTATGCTTGAAATCCAGTTGCACCAAGAAAAGTCATCGCGCTAAAAGCAGTTCCACCTGCTATAGTCATTACTGTTTGTGCTAATGCTGTGAATGCCGCAACTGCCATAATTAACCTATAAATTTAGAATATAATCTTTCTATAAGCCCAAACTTCATTCTTACTAATAGCTTATCAAAAGGTGTGTGCGTTTTTGTGTTTATGTTTAAAACCGAAACGCCTAGTTTTTGCAATTCTTTTGTAGCAAATGCGATTAATTTGTAGCCCGTCATCCCTGCTCTACTATCTGGCTTAACGTATATAATATCGCAATTAGCAAACAAATGATCTTTATAGTGGATGTTTTTTGCAACTGCTACTATAAAATAACCTACCAACTCATGCTCGTTACGTGCTGTATATATTTTTAAGTTTCCTGCGTTATAAAGCCTTTGATATTCATCCCAATCTGGATTCAAGATGATCTTATCTTTGTTAAGAGCTATTTGCTCCCAGTGCATTTTAATTAATGGTTTTATATCTTCACAAACTTCTAAATATGATTCTTCTTGCAACTTCATATTGCCCCCTATTGTAGTTGTTGTCTTGCCGCCTTTTCTGTTCTAGAACCCCATGTTATGTCTTTTTGCGCAATGTTTGTAACGTAATCAAAGCCCTTGTCTGAGGGATGTTTTGCTCTTTGATCTTGGCTTGTGTATCTGCTAACCCTTGTCTTATCAAGGCGTATTAGACTGCTTTCTGCTGAAAGCTGTATTTGTGCAGTGCCACCGCCTTCGTTAAGCGACATTACATCCATGAAACCTGAAAATATTATTATAGGGTCTGTAATTATTGCGCCTTGTGCATCTAAAGCACCCAGTCTTATAGTAACAGTATTGCCCTGATAATCCTCAGAAAGAGCCTTGTCTAATAGCTCTGTTCCATTTATGCCCGAAAGATTTAGCGTTACTCCTGACGCGCCCAAGTCTTGAGTCTCATCGACAGTTGATATTTGGAGCAGTTCTCCGACTCCATAATAGCTGTTGTTACCTGAGCCGTTATTGAAAACAGTTTCACCTATAATGGTTGAAAGGTAGATTGGCGAAGAAAACATTAAATCCACCAAAATAACTGGGCGCACTAAGTCAGCAGATACTGCTGTTTCCATTTGTGATTCTAAATCTCTAGACATTAAAAAGCCTCAGTGCAGGCAAATGAATAATGAAACAAGCCATTGACATCTGTGTAGGTATTAACTTCGCTTGTAGATAGTCGCCAAGTGCCTAGCGGATTAGTAAAATCCAAGCTAGTGTCAGTGGTAGTATCTGTACGTAATGGCGGCTGTATCTCTACAGACTGATTGCTTCCTGATGCCTTTGCAGATGTCATCATATAGAGATGATTAGCTATGGAAAAATAAGTTCCCGCCTCAAACGAAGAAGCCCCATCTAAATCTATATTAAACGCCCCTATAGACTCATTATCAACATCAGCCGAGCCACTGGCTGTGTGTAAAGGGTGACCCATTAAAAACGTGCCTTTTCGCCCTTCTAAGCCAATAAAAAAAGCATCAACACTTCTAGCCTCTGCGAATGTTAAAGGTACTAAGGATACTTCTGCTTCCCATCTACCGCCACCAAAATCATGCACTTGCTGTGCGTAGGTGAATGGTGATTCTGAAACTGCTACTGATTTTCTATAGCGCAAATCAAATCGCGTAATGCCTACGCTTGGAAATGTTAATGGGAATGATAGTGACATTTAAACTCCTAGCAGGGCTTTGCTGTAGCTACCGCCTCTCGACCTTGCCTCAGCAACAGCCGCCTTAGTAGATTCGTTAATTTGTGGCATCATGTTTTGTATTTCTGCTCTAACTGTAGATTGGATACCAGTCGTTAAGTTTATAGTTTGATTGACCACAATGCTATCACTAGCTGATGAACGCATTCCCTGACTTGGTTTCGTATGATCTATAACAGTCTCATTGGGATGCAGGATAGCAGGAAAACCACCCTTGCCATCTAATCCACCCACTCTTGCTCCTGCACCAGTAAATCCACCGCCATCACCTATAAACTCAGGATTAAAGCCTGCATTGAAATCTGTCATGCCAATCGACGCTTTCGGCATTGAACCTGTGCTAGTGCCACCAAAAGAGCCAGTAATCATATCAAACAATGGCTTGGTTATATAATACTGCACTAGCATTTTAGTTAAGCTATCAACAATGTTTACAGCCATTGCTTTAAAGGCATCGCTCAACTTAGCTGTCCCTCTTATCGCACCAGAAATAGCGTTGGTGAAACCATTCATAGTCTGAACGCCAAGATTTTGCAGTTGCGTATCTACAGGCTCTATAGCATCTGACCATGTTTTGAATGCTTGTGTTGCATTACTAACACCCGTTATGTCTGGGTCTATATCAGGAAAGTCTAAAATTTCTTTAGTCAAACCCATAGCCTGTTGCACTTCATTTAATTGTGCAAGCAAGCCAGTAAAATCGAATGGCGTATATGGCTCAGCCTCAACCGCCTTAATTCGGTTAAGCTCATCCTGTATGCTATTTATATTTAAAACTATCTCTTTATTAGCTTCTGATAGTCTATCAACATAATTGCTTTCAGGGTCAAGAGCCTGACTTATTGATATTCCTGCTTTGAAAGCGGCTTTCTTTAGCTTCTCTAATTCTAGCTCGTTTTTCTTTGTATCAGCACTACTAAATATATTGCTATAAACTTGCTTTATGGTGTGAGCCGTTTGTCCAATAACATTTAAAATGCTTTGGAAAACTAAAACTATCTTTTTAAAGCCTTCAATAATCTTGTTGGCTATAGTCGCACCAATCTTTTCAAAATCACCACCTGCCGCTTCTTTACCAAACGCAACCAGTTTGTCTGTAACAGCCTGTAGCGCAGGAGCTAGTTTGGCTACTGTTTGATCTGTGAATCCCTTTAGAAGTGTTTTGAGGCGGGTAAATGAATCGTTAGCATCCTCGACACCCTTTGCCGCAGAAGATGATAGGACAATACCAAGCGCATCAGCCTCATCCATCATTTCAGTTAAGGCATCTGCACCAAGCCCAAGTGTGTTAACTAAAGCAACACCCTCAGAGTCAAACAGCTTCATGGCTAGTCTTACTTTGTCAGCAGGCGTTTTAACAGTTTCAAAAGCCTTAGATAGCTCTCTCATCTGCTCATCAAGAGGCAACTTGAGCATAGCTTTAGCATCTATGTTTAGCTCTCTCAATGCACCTTTAGCTTCACCAGTACCCTTAGCCGCCTCAGCAGTTCGTCTGGTAAATCGCTGTAAAGCCATATCCATTGTGCTTGCCGCAACACCAGTAAGGTCTGCCGCATATCGCATTCGGGCTAGAGCCTCTGTGGTAGTACCTATCTTGCGGGCTGTCTTAGCAAGTGAATCTGTAGCACTTAGAGAGCTTTTAACTAACAGCCCAAAACCTGCTACTCCTGCTACAGCTACCAAAGCAGTCTTCATGCTAAATACAGCAGAACCAACAGCCTTAATACCTTTAGCGGCTGAACCTAATGCGCCTTTAGTTTTATCAAAGGCTTTAATCGTGATATTAAGATTTTGGTTAGCCATCTGAATCCTTTATTAACTTGAAGTATGCCATCCACTCATTGAACTCAGTGATGCTAATTTGCTCCACTTCTTCAATGGTCTTGTGTAGCCGATCAGCCAAAGAAATCAAATTCATTCTATGGTGATCGGTTTTTAGTTTTTTGCTAAATCTTCCTCAGACTCGATCTCAGCAAACATCTGGTTAGCAATCTCGCTAATGACAGTAGTTTCCTCTGACATCAATTCAACGCGATCTTCCATTCCATTAAACAACTTAGTGCCTGAATCATCTAAAGCCTTCATAATTATTAGATCAACCATAGCACTGATGCTAGTGTTAGTCATAAAGTCAGGGTGCTTCTTCTGCAACTGATTCAAATCAAAGCAAGTAATAGGCTTGCAATACAACTTGAATGCTCCAGAATCGTCACCCCACTCTGGCACTGTAACTTCCCTTGTCTTTATAGTTCTGCGTTCTCTTAAATCTTTAGCCATTCCCATGATTTATACTCCCCGTATTAGCCTACTGCTACTGCTGTAGTAATCTGTAGTTGATAGCTTGCTTCAACCAATCCGTCATAACTAGCTGTAACGCTTTTGCTTGTTACAATGCCAGTGCCAGAATAAGACTCACCCGTTGTTTCACCTGTAGGGTAAATATCAAACAACAAAGATGCACCTACATCAAAGTCATCTTGTCCGCTTGCAGATGTATCGTTATCAAACAAAGCATCAACACTAACTGTTCCTGTAGTAAATGTTTTTAGATACTTTCTGAATGTGTCGCCCATAGATGTCGTTTCAACAGTATCTGCTGACTCTTCAATGCTGAAAGATCGAACCTCACCTATTGCACCTAGAGTGCCGCCAACTGTGCTAAATTTTACAACACCGCTATTACCTGTAGTTACTGCCATTTTACTTACCTCATAAAGTTAAAGTGTACCGCGCTGATACCTATACAGTACACGCAGTGTAATAATTACGCCCCCAACTGGAGCAATAGAACCCTCATCTGTTTCAATGCTAACAACCTGCGTATCTAAAGCGTAGCCGCCTCGCGTTCTGTCAACATCCAAACCCTCTTCAACAGCCTCAATGATAGCATTTCTAGCTGTGTCGATAGCTTTACTTTTCACAAAGCAAACTAACTCATAATTTATTGTACCCATGCGACTAGACATTGAGCCACCGAGGGTATCGTCTTCTCTGTCTTCACCTGCACTGCGAACTAGTATAGCAGGAAACTGCGCGTTCGATAGCTTCTCAAATTCAAACGGCTCTCTGGTTACGTATTTAACGTCTAAGGGCGAAGTGATCGCACTAAGGGTATCCGTTATGTTTGCCGCTATGTCTTCTCTAATGCTCATTTAATGTACCTGAAAAACACCTTAGCAAGCTGTCTCTCTTCTTTTCTGTTAAATCCAAAGAAAGGTCTTTTCTTGTCATTCATTGCCGCCTTCTTCGCTTCTTCTGCTCTAGTGAAAAAGATGGTAGCTTTCTTATCTGTAGCCTTACTAGTCATAGAGCCTAACATTCGCCCTGTGAACTGTAGGTCTACATTCTTGCCGCGACCTTTCTTGCGTCTAAACGCTTTGTACTTTTCAGTATAAGGCTTGAACCTACCGCCTTTGTAGCCAACACCATCTTCAGTTCTTGCCTCAATGATGTTTATGCCCTCTTGGGCTGTTATAGATAACGCTCGCTTAAGGCTTTGCTTTACGTCTTTGCCTTTCTGCTTTAATGCCTTTTCTACCTTATTGACATTAGTCTTTATATTGACCTGCATTATCTGCTTAATCTACCGCTATGGATAGACTTCTTCTCGTCTTCTGTTACGACACTATCGTTATCAGCATCGTATTCAATGCCATCTCTTAGGATACTATCTAACTCTTCGCCATAACGCGACTTGTAGAAAGTAATCATGCTCTGGAATCTATCGCCATCAACCCAGTTAGTTAACTGAGGCAATGCGTACTTCCACAACACCAAGTAAGATGCACATCTTGTAAACTGTGATTCTGTCAGGTACGCGCTGTTTAGCTCGCCTGATAACCCTTTCTTATCCCACCAACCTATTCTCAGTTCGCGGATAATATCGTTCTGTGCCTTTGCGTGTTCATCGCTGAATGTATCAATGCCTAGCTGTAGAATGTCAGGCACTAGGTTTTGTAAATCTGAATCTGTAGAAAATGCCATTACCATTTCACCCTATCCGACCAATAAGCCCCAGACATCTTGCCTTTGGCTATGTTCTTTGCATGGCGCGCTTTAAACGCCTTGCGCTTTGCTTTGTCTGCCGCAGATTCATTCTTTCTAGGTGGCTTGTTATCTGCCCCCTGCTGTCCGAATCTAATCAGCTTAATCTTATCTCCTTCTTTGGCTAATACGGCATGAGACTTAGTCGAATGACCAGATGTTCTTTTGGGCTTATTATAGCCACTGAACCTTTCGCCTCTATATGTAATCGCCATATTAACCTCAGAAAAAGAATAGCCCCCACCTAAGTAGGGGCATTCAGTCTTAAAGAGCCGCGTCAGCAGTGATTTTAACACCATAGCTGTCGTCTAACTCAGCAACACCATAAACAGCAGTAGCAACTAACTCAGTGCCTCTGCGTGTAGCGTTACGCTGTGTCTCTAGGTTGAACTCAGTCTTCATAGCAATAGCAAGTGCTTCTGGAGCAAATACTGCCGCAACTGCATCATCGTTAGCGTCAATAGAAACATTAGCTGACTCATATACATCGATACCTGCGATTGAACCAACATAGCCATTACGCATAGCTTCGTTCTGTAGGTCTCCGCCATTTGGGTTAGCAAATGTGTTAGTTAGACCTGCTTTCAACTGATACGCTTGGAATGGGTGAACAACTGCCGCCATTGAACCAGTCACTTTGTTAGCTCGTAGAGTAGCCGCCGCCTTGAATAGATCAGCAACAGTAATCTCTGCCGCCGCCGCACCAAAGCCTACTGAGAAGCCAGAGAACAAAGCAATCAAGTCTTTGTCAATTTTAGTAGCGATAGCGTTACCTAGAACAGTGCCTAGTTCATCAGCAGGATTGCCCGCGCCCATAGCCGCAAGATCAGTCAAAAGAACGCTGTTACCTACTTCTGAACAGGTTACAGTT